AAACTCATCTTGTCCCCGTTAATATCCTCCGTCTCGGACTTGGAAATTTCCAGAAGCTCGGCACGGGCAAGCATGTAGCCACAAATAGTGACTGTACGGTTCTTGTTCACGAGCATACGTTCGAAATCCTCCTTGTCAATATCGATAGGGAGGCCGAACTCGTCCCGTCGGGGACTCGCCGGAAGCCATTTGTCCGCCAACTTGGTGTAAATCTCTTGGCGTCTGTCTGTATTTTGCAAATTTAGGAACAAATTTCGCTCACAATCGTTCAGCTTGTTGTTCAAATCATCAGCGGTCCACGAGTTGATTTCCTTTTGGTAGACACTTCCATCTGGAACTGGAGTCGCCTTCTTCTGTGTGGACGCCTTAGACATTGATGAAATAGTGCGAGACTTTTTTAACTGGCCACAAGCCTTTGGCGGCGGACTTGTGTTCCACAAGTCCTTTTAAGCGCTGTCGACCACCGCAGGAGGCACGGGAACCATCTTGTTCATCGCGGCGGCAATCTTGACGAGAATCTTGTTCTGCATCTCCATGTTCAGTGCAATCTTCTCAGTCGCGTCTTTCAGGCCCACGAGCGTCGTGGCAATGGTCTCACCGTCCTCGGTGGCGAGCAGACTCCCGAGCGCCTCGAACATATCCATGCCGTCACCAAACTCCTCGTCCTCCTCGAACTCCTCATCGTCCTCCTCCTCGGGCTCTTCCTGCTGAACAATCTTTGGTGGGGGTGCACGTGGACGAGACATTTTGTATTATTCTTGTAGGAAAAAGGTCTTGAATATTTTCGCAGTTGATAGTAAATGCCTGGGGGCGCTCTTATGCAACTCGTCGCCTATGGCGCACAGGACGTATACCTGACGGGTGAACCCAAAGTGACCTTTTTCCAGACGGCCTACAAACGTCACACCAATTTTGCCATGGAAACCGTGCAGCAGACAGTGGCGGGTGCCCTGAACCCCGGCGGTCTGACCTCTGTGACACTGTCTCGCTCAGGAGACTTGGTCGGTGACATGTTTGTCGTCCTTCAGCCAACTCCTACAAGCACATCCAACCTAACGACGAATAACAGTCTTGGTGATATGGCGTGGGTCGCCGAGCGTGCGTTCAGCTCGGTTGAAGTCTTTATTGGAGGCCAGTCTATCGATAAGCACTACCAGATGTGGTTCCGCATGTACGCCGAGGTGTTCCTGAACGACACCAAGAAACAAAACTACGGCAAGCTGACTTCGTGCCCAAATGTAAACATTGTTGCAGGACAGACCATCTCGTCTCAGAGCTACGTGTATTTGCCCCTCATCTTCTGGTTCAATCGCAACCCCGGTCTTTTCCTCCCCCTTGTGGCTCTTCAATATCACGAGGTCCGCATTGACTTTACCATCAGCCCCCAGTACGCAAGTTATTTCGGAAACAATCCTTTCGCCGTATGGGCAAACTACGTGTATCTCGACACAAATGAGCGCGATTCCTTTGCCAAGAAACCCTCAGAGTACCTGATCGAGCAGGTCCAGCATGTGAATGCCGACCCAGTCGGCTCGACCAGCGAGAACACACCAAGCGTGATCCGTATGCAGTACAATCACCCAGTCAAGGAACTCATCTGGTGTTATCAAGTTCCCGCCTTTTCCACAAACCCCAATTCCATGTGGAATTTCTCATCCAACGTGTCGAACGTGAACGTAACTGTGGACCCTTCGAAGCTCGCTGGGTCGCAAGCTCCATTCTCTCCAGCCCACGTGGGGTCTCCAGCTCTGTACGTTCCGGCGCCTTTTGTCACGCCTCTGTACGTGAATGCGGCCAGTAACGTGACGACCGGAAACACCATTTCGGTTCAATCGAACGTTATATCGGGCAACGTCTTCTGGGTCGAGTCGGGCATCCCCATTGCTTCATCCAACACTGTGTATGGACAGGAGGTTGGGCCCATGCATCAGGCGAAGATCATTCTGAACGGTACGGACCGGTTCGTGCCTCAGTACGGGAAGTACTTTAACCAGTATCAGCCGTACCAGTACCATTCGGGTATCCCGTATCCGGGCATCTACGTGTACTCGTTCGCCCTCAAACCTGAGGATCTTCAGCCGAGCGGCACGTGTAATTTCAGCCGTATCGATATGGCCCAAATTGCCGTGAACCTGAAGACGGGTATACCCTCTGTGAACCAACAGATGTTCGCCGTCAACTACAATATCCTTCGCATTCAATCTGGTCTCGGCGGCGTCGCATTCGCCAACTAAATTCCCGAGTTTTTCTTTGAATTTTTTTTCTTGGGGACTAGTACCAAGCGATCATGGCCGGAGGACTTATGCAGCTCGTTGCTTACGGCGCGCAGGACGTGTACCTGACGGGCCAGCCCAAGGTGACTTTCTTTCAGGCTGTGTACAAGCGCCACACCAACTTTGCGATGGAGAACATCCAGCAGACGGTGAACGGCACCCCCACGGCCAGTGGCCGCGTGTCCGTGACCATTGCCCGCAACGGCGATCTGGTCGGTGACATGTACATCCGCCTGACGCCCATCCAGACCTCCGCCGCCGGCCTGACCACAACCAACAGCAGCATGGACACGTGCTGGGCCGCCGAGCGTGCGATCGCCGACATTGAGCTGACCATCGGTGGTCAGCGCATCGACAAGCACTACCAGACTTGGTGGCGCCTGTACGCCGAGCTGTTCCTCTCCGAGAGCGAGAAGATCAACTACGGCAAGCTGACCTCGAGCCCAGTTCCCCTCCCCGATAGCACCAACACCAACAGCGTGTACCTGCCTCTGCTGTTCTTCTTCAACCGCAACCCCGGCCTGTACCTGCCCCTGATTGCCCTGCAGTACCACGAGGTCCGTCTGGACTTTGATCTGTCGAGCTACTACGGGACTTTCTTCGGCAGCACCAGCCCTTTCGAGGTGTGGGCCAACTACGTGTATCTGGACACCGAGGAGCGCCGCCGTTTCGCCCAGAAGGGTCACGAGTACCTGATTGAGCAGGTGCAGCACACCGGCGGTGACAGCATCGCCCTGTCGAGCACCCCAGGCCCCACCGCCTCCCCCACTGCCCAGACTATCCGTCTGTCTTTCAACCACCCAGTGAAGGAGCTGATCTGGTGCTACACCAACACCAGCCCCTCCGCCTACAACAGCATGTGGAACTTCTCCACGAGCGTCTCCAACGTGCAGATGACGTGCAACGCCTTTTCCACCATCACCCAGGGTGCTCTGCCCCACACCATCGGTGCTCCCCGCATCGCGTTCAACTCCCCCGCCTCTTGGATCGAGGAGGGCTCTTCCAACGTGAGCGTCGCCGCTTCCAACGTCGAGGTCGGCCCCCTGTACAACTTCAAGCTGGTGCTGAACGGACAGGACCGCTTCAAGGAGCAGCAGGGCAAGTACTTCAACCAGTACCAGCCTTACGTGTACCACAGCGGTGTGCCATACCCCGGTGTGTACTGCTACAGCTTCGCCCTGCAGCCAGAGGAGCACCAGCCCACCGGCACTTGCAACTTCTCTCGCATTGATAACGCCCAGGTGGCGATCAACATCAAGGGCGCGGCGTCCACCCCTCTGCAGAAGATGTTCGCGGTGAACTACAACATCCTGCGCATCCAGTCTGGCATGGGCGGTCTGGCCTTCTCCAACTAGACGGACGGACAAAGCACTCTGTGTTTTGGACTCAAAAAATCAAAAAAAAGGCTTTGGCCACAGGATTTGTCATTGTTACAAATCCTGTGACTGAACTAAAAATATATGTAAAATTTAATGAAACTGTACGTTAGTTTATTTGGATTGTCTGTAGTTTGCTGTCTTATTGCAACCATCATGTTCATTGCACTAGGTGCGTGTAGTACAAACAAATCCAAAACGTGCAGCATGCAAAGCAATGCTGCTCTCACAGCCTGTATAATAAGCAGTGTCGCATTTATCGCTGGTGAAGTTTTGCGCGGCGGAAGTAGTCAATAACGAGAAACAACTTGCCACTTGGCCGAATCTGCAGCAAATTCCTTTTCAATAATTTTGGAACAAATTTCGGGTTTGAATCCGGGTGAACAGCAAAACACGTCAATGTAAATTCTGTTGTGTTCCGGATACGTGTGGGCACTGAAGTGACTTTCGGCCAAAACCAGAACGCCAGTTGACCCGTGAGGCTCAAATTGGTGAAAAGCTCGGGCAACGACGTTGAACCCACACTTTTCAGCGATTTGAATCATGATTGTTTCGAGGTGTGTGGCGCATGAGACCCATACGCCATCGATGTGACCCACCAAGTGCTTCATACACGTTTAGGGGTGGCTTATTTTATATACAATTAGATAGATTGCAAGCGCAATGTACAACAGACCGAAAAAACGCTGACCCATCTGATTCTGACCCTTGCTGCTCGCCTCGATAAAGTTGCTGACGCCAAGGGCGCCCAGTATGAGAACCAAGAGGATCATGAAAGCAATATCCGACTTAAAGTCAGCCATTTATATATTATCACAAAATAAATGGAAACGCTCACGGGGTCTGACCTCGTCAGACACGTTCAGTCTTCAAATCCCGGGGCGAGCATTGAAGAGGTTCTCGAACAAACTCGGACTATATCACTCAAACGAATTTTAGTTCAAATTCAAAAGATCCCTTATAAAACCGCCATGGACCTTCTGGAGGATCTATGTGATTTTCAACTGACAATTGAAGACGTCAAGACCATTATGGGATGGTACGGCGGAGACGCGAAACTCCTCAGCGAGTCGCGGTCTTTCCAAACCATTTACGAGTACATGTCTAGATCTAAACAAGCCCCACGCTGCTGTTGGGGACGAGGGTAACCTGAGTGTACCAAAAGTACAAAAAGTACAGACCCGTGACCATCAAGAATGTCGCCCTGATCATCTCAGAGGCCACTTGGCGCTTGTCCTTGTCGAAGAACGCCTGCAGACCAATCATAATCATGACCAAGGAAACTACGAAAATCAAGGTATCGTAGAGTGCCATATTTACTAAGAGCGCGGATAAAAAATAGAAAACTACTCTCTGCAAAGGTCAGATGGCTTTTGCATACATTGATCCATCACAGGCCATCCTTGAAATGACCCTCGAGGCGATGGGCGGGTTTGCACCACTTGCATCTCAGACCCGCATTCCCACCGTCCCGACCGTTCATTGTGAACTTGACGACTCATGGAAAGAGTTTGAAAAGGAACTTGGGAATTTTAAACGTAAATTCGCCAAGGAGAAGCGTGACCTCGGCATCAAGCTGAGCGAACTTGAGGAACTTCAAAAGAGTGCTCAGATTTCCAAATTGATTATAGATACAGTTCCTTCTGAGGACTTAAAGGCAAAGCTCGTATCAGTCGTAGACAACTACGAGTCCGAATCGGGCATTGTCGCCCTGACTCAACAATGTGGGGAACTAAAGGGAAGGGTTGAAGAGATGGCGAAGGTGCTGCAAGATACAGAGGCTGAAAGGTACGCCAAGTTTTTGTGTTTGATTTGCCAAGACCGGCTTATTGACCTATTTATCGACCCGTGTGGCCATACGGTCTGTGCGACGTGTTGGACAAATACCCGAATCAAACGCACGTGTCCCGGGTGTCGCGGAGACATTCAGGGTGTGAAGAAGATTTTTAGTATGTGAGGGAACTTGTTAAAGTTTCCTCTCCGGACCTGAATACGTCCCTAAACTTTTCCCCCGACCTTAGTTTAATGGCAGAACCGCGGATTGTAGTCCCGCTGATACCAGTTCGATTCTGGTAGGTCGGAAGGAGCGCGCATAGTATAGTGGTAGTACAGCACCCTTCCAAGGTGCTAGCTCGGGTTCGATTCCCGATGCGCGCAGGCGGTTTCCGCCCCGTGCTTCCGTAGCTCAGCTGGTTCAGAGCGTCAGACACTGTTTTACAAAACAGCTGATGTGTTAATCTGAATGTCACAGGTTCGACCCCTGTCGGGAGCGTTTTTCATTTGGTTTTCCCAAATGAAAAATTGCTTTCACCGTCCTTTGTTTGGCACAGCCACCATCATGGTTCCGTTTGGTCCCACGACGAGTTTGGTCCCACGAGCCTTGGCGCGTTTTCGGCCTGCAATGCCGCGTGCACGCGCCTGGATCGTGGTTGCAGCCGCGTGCGCCCTGGGAGACCCCGCTCCTATGCGTCGGACACGTGGAAGCGCATTTAAAGCGCGCTCGAGGGCCGCGTGGTTGCCCCGCGCACCGTTGATGACGTTGCGTGCGAACGAATTTGCAAGGGCCTGGTACGACCGAGGGAACGAGTTGATATTCAGGTACTGGAGTCGGCGAAACTCTTGGGCCATTTCCATAATGGCAAACTCGCGGTTGAGATTCCGTACAACGTTTCGCATAACGACGGGTGAAATGCTCGGACGTGAAGGGGTGTAGGGCATATATTATACACGTATAAAGCTTTTGGGCGCGTCTTTTATAAATGACGTTTGGAGACTTGGCGCCCCAAATCCTCGAGTTTCTGAAGGAGCGTGGTCCCGTTACGGTCAAGTGCATCTCAAAGCGTCTCGGTCTCCCACGTCACCTCGTGCGCGGTGCTCTGTGGCACTCGAACAAGACGTGCCGCGTGGACCGCGCTCCTGCGTGTCGGCGAAAAAAGCCCATCTGGTCTTGGTCAGAGACGCGGGAACGGCCGAACACCCATAAGGTGACGCATCTTGTCCTGCGTCCGACGCTGGAAGAACATGAAGATGAAGACCATTAAAGGCAGGCTTCGTAGTTCACCCAGTGCGGAGTGCTCGTAGCCGTACCACCCTTCGAGTGGGAAAGGGATATTCTTAATGAAAACGCGCGAACCATAAATGATAGCACCTATGATACCAAATTGTATACTCACTTCCAGAAAGATTCTAAAATTTGATTTACGCTCGTCAAGTTCAGGGGTCAGTGCGTCCAGCGTCATGGAAACGAGGTACGCAAACACGAAACATGCGACTCCGACCCAAGCAACACCCAAGGTCTTGACGACTTGCTTGTTCATTACTTTCTCTCAAGAGAAAAACTCGTCCCTGTAACTCAGCTGGTTTAGAGTGCGGGTCTTATGAGCCCGAAGTCGCGAGTTCGATCCTCGCCAGGGACAAACCGAGCATCAGTGTCCGAGTTGGTCTAAGGAGATCGGCTTAAGACCGATTGTTCGCAAGAACGCGTGGGTTCGAACCCCACCTGATGCAAAATAGCGAACCTTTTTCCCTTTTCATAAAGTAATGGACTTTATGAAATGTGAATGGGAGGTGGCACTCATGAAGAGCGATTGGGAAGAGGTGCGAGTTGCCCGCGTCTTCATTTTCGTAAAAGATTTCCCAGACGAAGGCGTCCTTCTTGAAGACCTCAAACCGCTCGTTAATTCTATTCGTGAAAAGGCGACGGATATGATCATACGGGCCGACCTCTCGGGCGTCGGCCTCGTCGGCATCGAGCGGTTCAAGCAGATCATGGCACTCGTCCAAGAAGTTGTCGAGTACACGAAAGAGGACAATTTACTACGAAAAATAGAGATACAGGGTGCTGGTTTCATATTCAGGACCCTTTATGGTCCCATCAGTCTCGCAATTCCCAAGTACTTTCGCGACATGATACATTTTATTTAATAGGTTCAAAGGGTAGGATGGCGCCACCGGGCCGCACTCCACGGGAGTGCTCGTGGCTCAGTTTCAGCCCCGACCAAGACGCGAAGGTTCTGTACGTTCACGTCTCGGTCTCCGAGCTCATCAGGGTCCAACCGGGGACGGTGGAAGGGATCGACGAGTACTGTGCACAGGAACTCTTCCCTTTGCTTGACCAAATTGAACACTTGTGTATGTCACAGGGTCTCCGTCAGGTGTGTTCGGCCGATGTTCAGGGTGTAAGCATCACACACGTAAAACCGATCGCCATGGTCCGTATGATTTGGAATGTCTATGAACACACGAAGAACTGTATTTTACTTGATAAATGCGAACTTCGGGGCGGGGACTCGCTCTTCACGACCCTCGTCGAGGCGGTCCGCGGGTTCCTCCCACCTTTTATGCGAGGAATGATCACGTTAATTCCCGAGTAAAATTGTGTAATCAAGGAATAGATGAAGATTGATCACGTGTTTTGCGTCAATCTTGAACGTTCAAAAGAAAGAAGGCGACATATGGAAACACAATTTGAAAAGTTGGATATCGATGTTGAATTTGTCAAAGCATGTGATGCAAAAGCCATGGGGAAAGATGGGGCTTGGGGTTGCGCCTCGAGTCATCTTGGTATTTGGAGAGACATCGTAGCCAAGGGGTACGAGAATTCACTTATTTTAGAGGATGATGTGACTCTTTCTTCATATATACAAAAACATCTCGAAGAAATAGAAGAACCAGACGACTGGGATATTATATATCTTTTTACGTTTGGACCGATACATGGACCGAGACACGACTCGAGGTTATTTAGGGGAAAATCCCTATCAACCTCTGGATACATAATTTCAAACAAGTGTGCAAAACGTCTTCACCTTTTGGAACCAAATGACATGAGCTGTGCCATAGACGAATTTATAACAACAAAACTGAATCTTCGGACATTCATAGTACATGAAAAGTTAATCACTGGAAACTTGAATTTACAGCTTCAAAGTACCATAGGGATTGACTTTTTTCGGGTGTTGAACGGGTCCGCACTTTCACACTGGTTTGAATATTTTCGCATTCTCGAGATTGCGTTTATTATTTTGGTTTTGATACTATATTTAAGATTGCGAATATGAGGATGGTGAAAAGTACAACAAATATATGTTTGTATTCTTTTACAAATAGATACCCTTTGACGAATCTTGCCGTTACGGAATCGGTCCAACTAAACTGATGGTCGTGAATGAATATAGCCTTTGGGTTTTCATACTCGGATTCAATAACGTCTGGGTACAGAATAGTCATGTTCGCGTCTTTGAGTATTGTCGATATGCGAATAGGACCCGTTGTTGTTGAAATGAAATAAGGTTTGGACCAATAATCTTCACATTGAGTCTTGTCATGTATGCACGTTTCAATAAGTCGCTTTATATCTGGATTTCTCGGTTCGGAACATATAAACGCACTATTAATAAACCAGTCGTCATTTTTGATTTGTCCACACGTCACAAATGATGTCTCTACGACCGAGTCGTTCGCTTTACACGTTATGAGTGGTGCGGTTTCAATGTCAGGAACTTTGTCCAAGGGTTTGAGAGCCTCCATGTCACAGTCTACTGTGACCCCGCCATACAAGTACAGAACCACGTACCGACCAAAATCCACACGCTGCATCATGACCTCGTAGGAGTCATAGCGTGCAAGACATTCGGGACCGTACTCTTCACACGCTTTCCTGAGTTGGCTCTCGTCCCATTTCTTGTGATCCCAATTCGGATTCAGTCTGTGGAGTTTCTCCACGTTCTTGTGGAACTTCTGAGGGAGTTGATCCCATCCCTGCATCCACACCTGATGCGTCACCCTTGGAATGAGCATGTCTATGTACCAACTCTTCATTTTTTTTGGACTCTCCTATCGCATTATTTAACACGTCAATAATGTGCCATGCCAAGATGGTCATTATAAAAACCCGAGCCTTGAGGTCCAAGTCCTT